CACGAGCCGGAGGATTGGCAGCTGGAGCTGGCCGATGATCTGTTCAAGGGGTTTCCGGAGGCGTGGTGGATAATTCCGGAGGGGAACGGCAAGTCGACGTTCGTCAGCCAGCTCGCTCTTTATGGCGCGGACTTCTCGGAGTCGCCGTGGATCCCGATCGGGGCGAGCTCGGCGAAGCAGGCGCGCATCATTTTCGACCAGGCCGCCGGGTTCATCGAGCGGACACCGGAGCTCAAGACCCGGTTCCAGGCGTTCGGCGGGTACAAGCTGATCCGGTCGCTAGCGAACGGCGGGACGGGGATCGAGGTGTTCGCTGCGGATCCGAAGACGGGGGACGGCGTGATCCCCTATCCGTACGCGCTCGTCGACGAGCTGCACCGCCACGACGATATGCGGCTTTACACGTTGTGGAAGGGCAAGTTGAGGAAGCGTGGGGCGCAGATCATCACGATTTCGACTGCTGGGGAGCCTGAGACGCCGTTCGAGAACACCCGGGACGAGATCCGGCGGCGTGCCAGCAAGCGAGAGCGAAATGGCAGCCATCTACGGGCTGAGGGACCCGGTCTCGTTCTGCATGAGTGGATGGTCCCGTCGGACGAGAAGTGTTCGGATATGGCGGCTGTGAAGGCCGCGAATCCGCTCTCCACGATCACCGAAGCCACTCTCACCGAGGATTTCGCGTCTCCGACGATGGATCCGGGGGAGTGGAAGCGCCTGAAGTGCAACCGCCCCACCCGTTCGGTGCAGTCGGCGATCACGGACAAGGAGTGGGACGACGCCCAGGTCGACGAGGAGATCCCCGCGGGCGCCGAGATCGACTTCGGGCTGGACGTGGCGTTCAAGTGGGACACGACAGCCCTGGTTCCGTTGTGGCAGGGCTCGAAGTACCGGCTTCTGGGGCCGGCGACGGTCCTCGTGCCGCCGCGGGACGGTACGTCGATGCATCCGGATCTCATCAAGGACGCGATCCTCGAGATGGGCGAGGGGTTCAAGCTCCGGACCGCCGTGATGGACGTTCACAACGCAGAAGACATCGCCGCATGGATCGAAGATGAGCTCAACATCCAAGTCATCGACCGCCAGCAAGGCAACAAGGCCATGGTCGCCGACTACAACGCCTTCATGGACGGTCTCCGCAACGGCACGCTCAAGCACACGGGTGACGCGAGTTTGCGCGCCCATGTTCTACATGCCGTTGCTCGTCGCCTACCCGGGGGCGACTATCGCTTTGACCGACCCTCAAGCGCCCGGCAGAACGTTCGGGCCCAGGACCGGCGCGTGATCGACGCTCTCACAGCCGCGGCGATGGTCGTGGAGCACTCCAACCGCGCGGAGCCCGTGAAGAGCGTGTACGAGGACAGGTACGCCCCGGCATGAGGCTCCCGTGGCAGAAGAAGGCACTGACCGGCACTCCGGCGGTCCTCGAGTCGCTGGCTGACCGGACCCTGAGCCCGTTCCCGCTGCTCGGCGGCGGCAACCGGCAGCGGATCCAGGACGCCTATAACACGGCGAAGACCGCGAACTACGCGTGGATGTACACCCACAGCCCCGCGGTCCGGGCGGTCATCGACTACATCGTCCGGAACGTCGGCCAGCTCGACCTCAGGCTGTACAACGAGGTCGCCGAGGACGAACGGCACCCGGACCCGACGCACCCTGCCGCCCTGTCGCTCAGGTACCCGAACGAGCAGACCAGTTCGGCGTCGTGGATCCGGTCGATGCTGAAGGACTACCTGATCGCCGACGACTCGTTCTCGGTGATCGACCCTGCCCCGGGCGGCCAGATCAGCCTGCTGTGGGTCCCGTACCACATGGTCGAGATCCGCGGCCCGAGTCTGTGGCTGGCGGACAGCTACCGGGTGTGGCGTCGTGACGGCACCTGGATCGACATCGCGCCGGACAACATGGTGCACTGGCACGGCGAGAACCCGAACGACCCGCGGACGGGTCTGTCGAAGCTCGAGAGCCTCCGTGACGTGGTTGCCGAGGACGCCGCGTTGCAGCAAGCGACGGTGGAGCTCGCGAACAGTGGCCTGACGGAGCCGGCGTGGGTGTTCCGGCCGATCGAGGCGCCGGCGTGGAGCAATGATGCGCGCCGCGGGTTTGAGGAGGATCTGACGAACCGGATGCGCCGGCGGAACAAGACGCCGGTCGTGCTCGAGGAAGGCATGGAGATGCGTTCCTTCGGCGTGAGCCCGAAGGACGCGGAGATGATGCAGGTCCGCCGGTGGGCGATCAAACGCGTCGCCGACGTGTACGGCGTCCCATTGGACGAGCAGCTGAACGTCATCCGCGAGGACTTCTACGCCGACACGCTCCCGCCGTACTGCGAAGAGTTCACGAAGATGCTCAACCAGCGCATCCTCGTCCGGACGTACGACTCGATCACGCACTGCTTCGAGTTCAACCTGGACGAGAAGCTGATGGGCAACGAACGCGTCAAGACCCTCGTCGCCGCGTCCGGCCGCGCGGTAATGACGACGGATGAGGCTCGCGCGAAGCTGAATCTGCCTCCGATCGACGGTGGGGATGAGCTCGTCACTCCGTTGAACGTGATGGTCGGGGATAATCCGAAGCCTTCGCCGGCGGTGAATCCGCCGCAGGACCCGAACGCCCCGTCGGACGGCGGTGACGCGCGCAATCCGCAGGGCTTGCCCCCGGAGAACCGTCGCTCAATAAACCCGGGCCAAAGTGACCGAACTCTGGCGAAGGCCGAGGAACGCCTCCCGCAACTGCATCCTGGGCGCAAGGGCGACCTTGACCGCCAGCACCGCGCGATCGACAAGTCCCAGGCCGTCATCCAACGGCATTTCAACCGGCTCGAGCGGTCGCTGAAGAACCGCAAAGCCAGCACGGCCGGCACGGACTGGTCGCGCTGGGACCGCGAGTTCGCCGACGATCTCCACAAAGTCGTCGAGGACATCGTTGAGGCCGAGGGCACCCTCACCGCGTTCAAGCTGGGCGGCGAGTTCGATCTCGCCAGGGTCCGGAACTACCTGAAGGCGATGGCCGAGGGCGCCGCGGAAGGCATCAACGCCAAGATCCGCGAAGAGATCGACGATCTCGGCCTCGACGGCGCCCTGAGCCGCACGGCGGCGCATGTGGAGTCCGCCGGCGCCGGTCTCGGTGCCGGCGCGACGATGTTCGCTCGCCAGGAGGCTGCCCGCCAGTCACCCGGCTATGAGCAGCGCGTGAAGACCTGGGTGCCTGATACCGCCCGTCATGCGGAGTTCGCCGGAATGACGGTGCCGATCGGTGCGAATTGGCCTGCCGGGTTTGCCCCCGGCACCGCGCCGAACTGTCGCTGTACCGCCTCGATCTCCTAAGCCACCCGAAGTTCCCCCGACCCCCGCTGCGCCATTAGGCGCGGGAGGACCGATGCTGCACAAGACCTCACCTTTCGAGTTCAAGAGCCTTGATGACGCCGGCACGTTCGAGGCGACCGTTGCCGTGTTCAACAACGTCGACAAGGGCGGCGACCGGATCCTCCCCGGGGCGTTCATCAAGACCCTGACAGCGTGGAAGGCATCCGGGGACCCGATCCCCGTCATCTTCAACCACGACTGGGGCACCCCGGACGCCCACATCGGCGTTGTCGACGACGCGATGGAGACCGATAAGGGCTTGTACGTCAAGGGGCGCCTCGATGTGGCGGACAACCCGGTCGCGAAGCAGGTTCACAGGCTGATGCAGCGCCGGTCGCTGAAGGAGTTCTCGTTCGGCTACTCGGTGCCCAAGGGCGGCGAGAAACGCGCGAAGGACGGCGCGAACGAGCTGTCGCAGATCGATCTGGCGGAAGTCGGCCCGACGCTGAAGGGCATGAACCCGGCGACGGAGCTCCATTCGGTGAAGTCGGCACTGGGCGTCGAGGAGGAGCCGCGCGACGCGGAGGAATTGCGTGAGGCGGCGAACCGCGCTGAGCGAGACGTCGAAGAGGCCCGGCTACCACCGGTCCCGGACGTGCCTTCTTCGGACGATCCGACGCCAAGTGATGCGCTGAATGCCGCAGCGCTGCTGGCAGAACTTGAGACGGTCAAGACCCAGCTCGCCGATGTGCAGCGGGAACTTGACGACTTGAAGCAGAAGGCGGAAGTGACGGACAAGGAGCCGAAGTCGGCTCGTTCCGTGGACCCGCTGAGAGCGCAGGCCGAAGCGACCGCTCTGGAAGTCGCGAGCGGCGGCATGAGCCTGCGTAAGCCACCCACGAAGGCCCCTGACCCGGAGCCTGAGCTGATCCCCCTGCGGGAGCTCAAGCAGCGGTCCCGGGACCTCATGTTGCAGGTACTCAGCGGAACGGAATGAGGATATGAACAGGTTTGAGCAGCGGAAGGCGGCGATCGAGCAGGCGATGCTCGATCACGTCAACGAGTACAAGGCCATCTACAAGAAGGCCGACGAGCGGGGCGAGGACCCGACGCAGGAGGAGCGCCTCGAGATCGAGAGTCACCTGAAGTCGATCGAGACGCTGAAGACGGAGCAGAAGGACGTCGAGGCGAACCTCAAGACGCTCCAGGACGTCGAGGACATCGGCCGCAGGCTCGGGCCGGCGATCAGCCCGCTCGATCGGGTGCAGGTCGGCGACGAGCCCGCCGACCGGATCATCCACCAGGCCCAGAAGACGCTCGGCGAGGCCTTCGTGTCCTCGGAGGGCTACAAGGCCGCCCAGGAGATGTACAAGAGCAAGGGCAGCCTCCCGATGGGGTTCAGCACCGGCCAGGTCGCGCTCGAGGCGAAGGGCACCCTCCTTGAGGGCGCCGGCGGTGGCGGCGGCGCGCTCGCGTCCACCGTCCCGCAGGTCGTCCCCGGGGTCGTCGACCGGCTGTTCCAGCAGCTGACGGTCGCTGACCTGTTCATGCAGGGCCAGGCGTCCTCGACGAGCATCCGGTACGTGGTGGAAGGCACCGCGACCTCCGGCGCCGCCGGTGTCCCGGAGGGCGGCCTGAAGCCCGAGTCGGCGCTGGGTCTGACGACCACGGACGAGCCGATCAAGAAGATCGCGACGATCCTCCCGGTCTCCGACGAGATGCTCGAGGACGCGCCGCAGATCCAGTCGTACATCAACGGCCGTCTGAGCCTGTTCGTCCGGATCGAGGAGGAGCGCCAGCTTCTCCGCGGCACGTCGGGTGGCAACGAGGTGCAGGGCCTCCTCACCGGCCGCGGTGTCCCCGTGTACGCCGGCGGCACCGCCGCCGGGAACAAGGCGGTGCAGCTGTTCAAGGCCATGAACGGTATGCGCGGGTCCGCGTTCCTCGAAGCTGACTGGATGATCGTCAACCCCGCCGACTGGCAGGACATGCGGCTCCTCACGGACTCCGCTGGCCAGTTCTTCGGCGGCGGCCCGTTCATGGGCCAGTACGGCAACAACGGTGTGGTCGGGATGTCCGGCCAGCTCGCGGAGCCGACGGACTCGATCTGGAACAAGCCGGTGTACGTCACCGGCGCTGTCGGCGCCGGCACCGCCGTCGTCGGGTCCCGCGCCGCCGCTCAGGTGTGGCGCCGCGGCGGCCTGTCCGTCGAGGCCACCAACAGCCACGCGGACTACTTCCAGCGCAACCTCGTCGCGATCCGCGCCGAGGAGCGCCTGGGGCTGGCCGTGTACCGGCCGACCGGGTTCGTCGAGGTTCGCCTCGCCTAGCAGTTCCCTCGGGGGACCCCCGCTCGCACCGGGGGTCCCCCACCCCTCTTAGATATGCCTGATCCCTTCATCAGCCCCCAGGACATCGTCGACTACCTCGGCCGCGGCGGCACCGCCGACCCCGGGATGCTGATCGTCGCCGACGCCGCCTGTGACATCTGCCGCACGTTCGCGGAGCAGACGTTCAACGCCGGCTCGAGCACCGTCACGTTGGACGGCACCGGAACCGACGCGATCCTGCTGCCCGAACAGCCCGTTAACGCGGCCGGCACGGTGCTGGTGAACGGGGGGACGGTCAGCGACTACGTCCTCAACGACAACGGCGTCCTGTTCCGCAGGCAAACCAGCGTCGGGTCGACGACCTCGTACTACTCGACGCTGACGTGGCCGGCGGGCAGGCAGAACGTGCAGGTCACGTTTGACCACGGCTACGCCGACCAGGACTTCCCGCGCGACGTCCGCATGGTCGCCCTCGCGCTCGCCAGTCGCCTCATTGTCCAGGGCCCGGCGATCCAGGAAACGATCGGGCAGGTCAGCATGAGGTATGCCGTCGCCGCGACGGACCTCACGAACACCGAACGCGCGATCCTTCGCAAGTACAGGCGGTCATGAGTTGTCTCTGAACCTGAGCGCACCGTCAGGCCCCCCGGGGGGCGCTGGCCAGGACGGCTCCCAGGGCCCCCCGGGTGACCCTGGTGCCACAGGCCCCCCCGGCCCGTCCGTCGGAGTGATCCCGTACTCGTATCCCGGCGACCTGTCAGTACGGGTCGGCACCGCCCGCTTGTACATGCCGACCGGCGGCACGAATCTCGCTGTTACCGCGAGCGTCGGGACACGACCGAACGTTCAGCCCGTCATCGTGGACGTCAACAAGAACGGCTCCTCGGTCTTCACGACCCAAGCGAACCGTCCCAGCGTCGGGGTCACGCCGTTC